TTTTATTTTTAACATCTTCCAGAACTACTCCACCTCTACAAGTAGAATCAATAGTATATGTAATACCGTGGTCACTACAAATTTGTCTTATTTTATCTGCATCCAAATTTCCACTAATATCTGTTGCTTTACGATCCATCTCTATTGGTTCATTCCTCATAATTGCATTTATAATTTCAGCTGCTTTATCCCTATACGAATTATAATGAGCAGTTTTATCATATACTTGATTAAATTTAAAGGAAAACCAAATATCTTGTATTTCTTTTCTTACATCTTTGTAACTATACCCACTGTTCTTCAGTTCATCATATATTTCTAATATGCCTCCCATTATTGAAGACTCAACTAAGTTGTATATCATTATCAAAGCATTTGCCTTTAATATCTTCAAAAAATCATCATTATAAAATGAATGCTCTGATTCTCGAGATTGTGTCTGATACAACTCTTTTAAAGCATTAAAGTATAGTTCTATTTCATCAATTCTTTCTTGATATATTTCAAGCGTCATTCTCATTACACTCACCCTTTAAAAGTACATCTCTCACATATTCAATTCTTCCACTAACTCGTTTAGGAGAATTGCTTGCATGTGTTGTTGTGTGTTTCTTAAATTCTTCAGAATCCAACCATCCCATTGAATCAGGTACTAAATCCGGATTTTCTCTCAACGCTAATGCAACACCTACTGAAATAGCCTCAAAACGCACTCTAGGCGTTGATTTTGCATTTTTAGTTTTAGCAAAACCATATGGGAAATATTTCTCAACAAAATTAAGCATGTTTCTAAATTCTTTTTCATATGCGTCTTCATCAAATTCTTTTTCTTTTCCCTGCACAAAATCATTTAAGAAATCATCTACAACATGCTGAAAATTCTGATAGTTATTCAAATATGCAAAAAATCTAACTATCAATTCTGAATCTTCATATCTATTTTTCATTGTGTCACTAATCGGACATAATTTATTAAACTGTTCGTCCTTAGCACATTTTTCAACAAATTTCATAAATGCTCCTGCATAAGAACCTCGTCTAATTTCACTCGGAATAGCTTTAGTACCGCCCGTATTAATTCTATTAAAAATATCTTGTCTGATCTCAATGGTGGTAGTATCCGCTAAAACAATTATTCTCAAAGTGCGTCCTTTAAATTTTCTTTGGAATATTTCCGGTAAATCTGTAAACTTAAATCCGTTCAATGAAGTCAGTTTTTCTAATCCATCCAACATCAAATCATTATACAAAAATTCTTCCAACGTCTGAGTTCTTTGGGCTCCATCAATTATTTCACATCTACCATCTTCATTATCAGAAAAAAACATAAAAGGTATAGGTAACCCTAGCAATACAGATTCAATAAATCTTACTTTTTTAGCATTATCCCATACAAATTTTCTCTGATATTCAGGAATATAAAAATCATCTGCACGAAATTTATCAACCAATACCTCTATCGGATAATCCTTTGTATCAAAACTAATTTCTTTCTGTAATTCTCTGATCTGCCCTTCAGCTAAATCCTTCATTTCAGATGTAATTTTATCATTCTTCAACATTCTTCACCTCTTTATAATTCTCTAAATGATCTAATATGCTCCTGCCTATGGCCTCACCCAATTTTACCGGAACCGCATTTCCAATATGAACACCGATTTGTCTATTAGTCTGTGGATGATTAACATCAATAAATTTGTAATCGGGTGGAAAAGACTGCAAAATAGCACCTTCTCGCATAGATAATGCCCTATCTTGCTCTGGGTGTCCAAATCTTCCATTTCCATATCCATAAAACTGAGTAGTAATCGTTGGCGAGGGTTTTCCCCATTCCATCCTACCATACACTGCACGATAGCCTTGACCTGTACTCTTTTTATGGCAAGACAACCGAAGTTCCTCATCCCAGTCTTTCCAAGTCCCTCCCGGAACAGATTTTTTAATTCGCTTTTTATTAATCTTAGACAATTTACTTGCCCTATGCAAAGCATCAGTCTTGCAAGATTCACCATCTTTTATTTGAGGCAAGTTTCCAATTGCATCTTTTACCGTAATATAATTTTCTTCTCTATACAATGGAGGTATTAATGAAATATCTCCAAATTTAGAGGCCAACAATACCAATCTGCTTCTGCTTTGTGGTACACCATAATCTGCACAATTAACTATCTGCCAGCTAACATGATATCCTTGAGATTCAAGTCCTTTTACGAAATCTTCAAAAACTTCCTTTTTGACTAATTGTGGTACATTTTCCATTGATATTATATCTGGCTTAATCTCTTTAACCAAATCTCTAAAATAATACAATAACTTCCACTTTTCATCTTTTGGACCTTCTTTGGTATAACGCAAAGAATACGTTGAAAACGGCTGACATGGCGCACATCCCATCAAAACTTTGATACATCCTTCAGGGTAATACGATTCAATTTCTTCCTTTTTTATATCTTCTACTCCCTTATTTATAAAAATCGAATCATTATTCTCCTCATATGCATACTGACATGTGGAATCAATATCAATGCCTGCTGCAACTGTTATTCCAGCCTTCCTTATTCCATATGTCAGCCCACCTATACCGCAAAACAAATCGACTGCAACACAGTTCATTATTTTCCACCTGCCTTTTTTTCATCTTTTCTATCACAATCATCAATAAAAAGAAGATATGTTTCGATTTCTAATGCCTCTGCAATTTTTTGTATATTATCTAGGGATACACTTCTCTTGCCACATTCAATTGCGCTAATATACGTTCTATGCAAACCTGCCTTATCAGCAAACTGTTCTTGAGATACTCCCATTCTATTTCGGTAAAACTTCAAATTACTTGAAAACACTTTTACTATGTTCATATTATTCACCCAGTTTATTATACCTTTTTGAATACAATACGTCAACATACAATATGTCACAGTAGGGCAACAAAATTAAAACTTTGTTGCCCCATTTTTACTCCTCTTCACTTTTACACTCAATCTCCGTCCCTTCCAGGAACACCACCACCAGCACTCCATCCTCGAACACTTTTATATGATCCAATGTCTTCAGCATAAAGTCCGTATCCATCTCCACCAGTAGCTCTACTCCATCCGTATACTCCATAAACTTCTCCGCCCGGTATCCGACCAACAAATCCTCTCCCTGCATCTGCTCCTGCCACCGTTCTAGAAAACTCTCTCGATTTTCAACCAGTGCATTCCAAGCCAGCAAATAAGCCTTTACTAACGTCTCTTCTTCCACATGTCGGTTGGTGCAGCCAACCACACCCTTTACCTTATATCGTTCACTACACTGCCATACCTTTCTATCAAATCCCGTGCTGCTCCGCCACCCTTTCCAGGCAAAAACCTTATTGCAGTTCCCACAAATAATCTTGGAAGCAAATGGATTTGTCTCTGGCATGTGAGAATAAGAATTTGTCCCATGCTCCTCCAGGTACTTCTTCCGGCGGGCAATCTCCAGCTGCACACACTCCCAAATCCTCTTTGGAATAATTGCTTCGTGGTCATCCTCCACATAATACATCTGAATTTCTCCCTGATTCTGTACCCGCTTTTTGGTGAGGAAATCCACCGTATAGCTCTTCTGCAGCAGGGCATCACCCTTGTACTTCTCATTCTCTAGCATACTCAACAGTGTAGATGCTTGCCATTTCGTATTGCTGTCCCAATTCTTCACACCTTCCCGTTCAAAAATCCGCTTGATGTAATCCGGTGTCTTTCCATCCAAAAACTCCTGAAATAATCTCGTCACAATAGGTGCCTGTTTGGCGTTGATGATGAGCTTTCCATTTTCATCCGTATCGAAACCAAGAAAACGCTTTGTGCTCATTTTATGCTTTCCAGCTTCAAATCTCCTGCGGATTCCCCAAGTACAGTTCTCTGAAATGGACCGGCTCTCATCCTGCGCCAGGGAAGAAAGAATGGTAAGCAATACCTCTCCCTTAGCATCCAGCGTATTGATATTTTCCTTCTCAAAAATAATACCAATTCCCAGTTCCTTCAATTCCCGGACATAGTTCAGACAATCCAGTGTATTTCTCGCAAATCTGGATATGGACTTGGTAATAATCATATCGATTTTACCGGCTCTGCAGTCAGCAATCATCTGATTGAACTCATCCCTCTTCTTAGTATTTGTCCCGGAGATACCTTCGTCAGCCGCTGTCAAGTAAGGACTAAATAATTTTGAAATTTGTTTACAATTTCGGGGGGTTAAGAAGCCGCATCTGCTGTTTCAAGGCAGGTCAGCAGCTTCTCCAACTCGTCACGCAAGGCAAGCTCGATTTCAATGCCGCCGTCCTTGTAAACCGTGACACGCTTCACAACATCGTTTGCAATTTCCGAAGTCAGCGTTTCAAGCTCGGTGTATTCCTTGTATTTTTCAATAAAGGCTCCACCTTGCTCGGTAGTGGTCTGCGAAGATTTTTCAAGGCGTTCCATTTTCTCGGTCAGCTCTTGCATCTGTGCTTGGTTGCTTGCCTTTTGGGATAAGTACGTTTCCTTGTCAATGGTTCCGTCAATCAGCTTTTCATATAAATCTTGAAGCGATTTTTCAAACTGATTTTTTCTGCTCTGCAGTACGGCAAGCTCACGACGGGCTTGCTTTTTCTCTGCTTGGATACGCTCTTTTTGTAGGAGCAGAAGGTGTTCCAAGCTGATCGCATAGGCGGCATAGGTGCGAATCAAAGTAACGACCATTTCGTGAATATCCGCTTGCAGAATACCCTCGGAGGTGCAATCAAAATCCGTTTCAAGATGTGAAGTGCGGCAATGGTATTTTGCGTTTTTCGTATTGGAGAGCACCATAGCGAACCCACAGGTTCCGCAGATCACTTTACGGCGAAGCGGATTTCTTTCGGATGCACTCGGAATATATTCCTTGTACTCTTTCATTCGGCTTGCCACTTTCTGAAAAACTTCCTTTGAGACAATGCCCTCGTGGGTCTCGTCAACTACAATCCAATCCGTCTTGCTTCGTTTTACGGTGTGCCAGTTGCCCACCATATCACGCTCACGCTTACCATAGACACATTTGCCGATGTAGCGTTCATCACGAAGGATTTTGAAAATCATGGTCTGTGTCCAGAAGTTTTCCTCGTGGATGCTCGACCAACGGTCACGGGAACAACCCGCAGCCCGCTTGTACAGCATCGGTGTCGGTACACCCTCACGGTTGAGCATGGCGGCGATCTCCGTAGGTCTTACTCCGTCAATCGTCAATGTGAAAATCTTCCTAACAACGTCTGCCGCTTCTTTATCAATAAGGAGGCGGTTTTTATCTTCGGGGTCTTTCACATACCCATACGGAGCAAAGGGGCTGAGAAACAAGCCTTTTTCAGCTCGCATACGCTTGGCGTTTTTGACCTTACCCGAAAGCTCTCGGCTGTAGAGATCATAGATCAGCGTTTTGAAAGAGGTATCAAGGCTGTCAATGTCCTGCGGTCTGGAACTGTCGAAACCGTCGTTGACGGCGATGAAACGGACACCGAGGAACGGAAATACACGGCTGATGTAGTTGCCGACCACGAGATAATCACGCCCGAAACGGGATAGGTCTTTGACTACAATGCAATGGATTTGTCCCTGCTTTACCTGTTCCATCATTCTGAGAAAATCCGGTCTTTCAAAGTTCTTACCACTCCAACCGTCATCACAGAACTCGGTAATTTCCCAACCGCTGAACTCGGAATGACTGCTGATGAAATTCTGCAGCAGTCCTCGCTGATTGGATATACTTTCGGACTCGGCTTTGCCGGTATCCTTTAAGTCGCCGTCCTCGCTGGACAGACGGAGATACATCGCCACTCTCATACAGCAGCCCTCCCTTCGATAAATTTCAGTAGTGCTATATATTCATCCCGATAACGCAGGCGAATATCAATGTTTTTCTCGGCATCCACATAGATACGTTCCACAAGTGCGGATGCCATTTCTTTTGTATTAGTCTGCTTTTGCATATTCAATTAATCTCCTTATTTTTTTGCAATAAAAAAACATGGATTAATTCCATGCTTACCATTTCACGTTATACCTATTTGGGCTTTTAACCTGTGCATAACTATTCC